TTACAGTCAGTTGACGAATAATTATCGCCGCAAAAATCCCGATTCATGCTCTGCGCCTGTGCATGAGCTTGTCAATAATTTCTATAAGCCGAGTATGCTCTAATCAGCAATCGCGCACACGGCTGACTTGCGCTTCACAGAGGATTCAGGTGCAATAAACTCGCCGCGCTTCGCCTTCTCAACATCTCGCCAAAACTCATCAAGTAAGGGAATAATCGACTGGAACCATGCCGTATCACGATATACAGGATGAATCCATGACTTCTCTAGAAACCACGGAATACGCTCAAGAACATGCCACGGTGCCTCAGGCCGTGGATTCCACTTTGTATCTCCAATCGGCCCATATGCATATTTTGTATCAAGTGTATCATGGTTTTGTAGAAGATAAATCAGCCCTTCCGTTGCATTCAATGGTGCCTCTTCCATTGGCCCGCGTGCTGTTGCAGATTTGAAAGTGAATTCGCAATATTGACAGACAGGTACTTCGGCAACTTCCATCTGGAGCTGCATCTGATACCAGTAATTGGGCGGGACGCCACCACCCACAACTCGTGATGAAGGACACTTGATCTCCACCAGGTTTCCAAGTAGAGCCTGATGCTTCGTATCCGTTGCAGTAATAAGCCCATCAGGTGATGCAGCAAGCGAAGAAATTGTCGGATGTCTTAGACGACCAAGGTCAACAATAGTGGCACCCCACAGCTCTTCAAGAATCTGCTTTGCCACGGGCTCAAACCGCGTGCCCCAGTCAAAGGGAGTCATTTCAGCCGTCATGCACGACTTCTTTGGTGCGGGTGCTGGCGTTAGTGTTTGCACATCACGAGGCACTTTACAGAGAACAAGTTGACCCCGAGCTCTCGGTGAACCAAAGAGATTGTAGAGTTCACTTGCTGTCAAGAGCTCGGCTGTTTCACGATACCACTCATCTGAACGCTGCACACTCTGCGGCTTTGCCTGCAATTCACGAATCCGCGCCAACCTATCAAATTCTACCTTAACAAGAGCATTTGAAAGACACTTATATCCAATTTTAAAACAATCAAAGACTTCATATGTCTGCTCTGTAAATGTAGCACTCACTTCACTCTCCTTCATAAGTGCTGCAAGTTCTCGCTCCATAGTGGTCCACCATGTATCTCCAAGGGTGGGATGCAATGGAGGAGGTTGAACCTCTTCGATTGCATTCAGAAACTGTCCTGTACATTCAAACATGGTCGCATACTGATCCATCGTTTGAGTGTAATTCTCGTTAAAATTTATAGGCTGGCTATGCTTAGACCGTCGCCTCCTCCTTTGTCTCTGTGGCCTTTCTACGAAACGTCACTGCATTTCGCTTTTCAAGAACCTGGAACATCACTTTTCCATCGGCTCCGCGATGCATCACAAGACCCTTAATCTCATTAATCTTTTGCTCATCCATGTCATAAATAACGGCATTCTTGCTATTCAAGAGTTTCTTTTCATTTGCCTTCATAATCTGCGCACCCAGTGCAGTCTTTTCAGGACCAGTTAGTGTCAGGCGCACTGCCTCCTCATCGACAAACTTTCGTAGACGATTGAGACGAAGGCCACGTTCCAGACGATGCCAGGGGCGCTTATAGGCATCGTCCGCTTCCTGGTTCAAAAAATTCACGAATGTATTCGTGCTCGCATGTAGATTTGCGGCAAAGGTCGAGCCACTCAAATCCGTAGCGCCTGAGCGCTTTTGAGTTTTTGAGCGATTCGAATTCATTCTACTTATATTATGCGTCTCGCCTTAAGGCACACACCGTTTTTGAATGGTCGCAAGTGGTTCCACGAAGACTTCATCAATGCAGTCATTCCACTGATTTACACTTGAAGGAGTTTCACCCTGGCCGGCCTTTAGTAAATAAAAAGTGCGCCAGCACTCTTCTGTGCCTTTTTGCTGGGTGCGCGTGACCTCTTCAAAACTGTAAAAGTTTTTCAAGTTCATTGAGGCGAGGTCAACTTCTACATAGAGAATCTTTCCCTCGCGCCACTTTGATTTCACGGCGAACCCGTTTTCAGCCAGCCATTGGTCAGGCTCATCCGTTTCACAAATCTGTTTTCCACGATTATCTAGAAAAAGTGCAATCGGTACAAGTGACCATTTGATGAGGCTCGGTAGTTGTGATTTCGTATAAAAGGGGACAACAAACATCTACTTGTAGTAGTAAAGGGTTCTTAAGATGGAGTCGATTGAACTTACCCCAGCTCAACTGCGTATGCCAATAATACCCCTACCACAAATGAGTCTCCGAAGTCGCCGTGAAGTCAGTGCACTTGACCAGATTAACAGTCTTCATGTAGAGCAATGGCAAACAGATGGACCGCAGCTTCAAAATGACCGACCTGATATAAGCAATGCCGAAATTAAAGAGCAAAATAAATGGCTGAACAAATCACTTGCTGAGAATTTGGGTGCGGCAAATGGAAAGAATGCAGCCGCACAAAGTGCCATGGCATATCGCTATTCGCTTGGACTTGGTGGTGTTAATCAAGACTTGAAAATGGCACAGATGTGGAAAGATAAGGCAACTGAAGGAGGATTTGCCGTGCACAGGCGTGGTGCTTATACATTTATGGATATGAATCCTATTAATACGAGAACAACCGACCGAAATTATCTACAGAACCAGCAATATGTTGCGGGTAATGGGGGAAGCAGCGGGGGATCTGATCAACTCGGCCAAAATCCGTATTTTGAGCGGTTTGATGTTGTAACTGACCCGTTTAATGTGGCGCGTGAACTTCGTGCTACGGTCTATGAAGAGAAAGTTGATAGAGGACTTCTGGAATCAAAGCGGCTTCTGAATCGCACCTACACCACTCGATACGTGGAACCAGACTATGCTGCCAAAAATTCACTTGATACTCTCAACTCCTATGAAGATCTCCGACCTCGTCTCAATACAATGGATAAGGTGTATCGAAAGTATAATGATTAATCGAACCGCAACTCAATTGCCATAAGATGCTTCTGCATCTGCTTGGCGGCGGGCGGCTCCTTCTCTGTTTGACGACGACGAGTGGACCGCGCAGATGAAGTGGTCGATGTAGTGGCTGTTGTCGCTGTAGTGATGGTTGAATCTGTAGAGTTGGCCGTTGAATTGCGCACCTTGTTCTGCTCCTTCATCGCCTTATTCATATCAGCCTCAATGGTCGGAGCATGGAGACTCAAGTAAGTCAGAACATTCTTCTCAATGGCCCAACGGAAGAAGTTCAGTTTGCCAACCGTTGTCAAGAACGGCTCCTCACCAGGAATCTGAAACAGGATTCGTTCCCGACGACAAAAGGGGTCGAAGAGTTTCTTGGAATACGCCTTCAGTTGCGACTTGTAGTTCGTATAGACGAGGAACTCCTGGCCATCCAGAATATAGACCGTGTTGTGACGCTTGGAATAGTTAGTCACAAACCAGTCTACAAGGCGTAGAGAGAGATCTGAGGTGCCCTTTAGCATCGGTAGAACCTCCTTCATATCGGTGCGACCGGTATAGAACTTTTGTAGGCTATTGACAATAAGTTCCTGCTTGCAGTGAATCTTCTTCTTACGAGTACCAGATTCCCCCGAATCAGGACGAAAGACGGGCGGTGACGGAAGGGGCTGTAGGATCTCCATGTGCTACTTGGCTACGCGCTGATATTTCTTAAGCCGGTGAATTTCTGGTGAACTAGGAGAGGGATGGGAGATCCAACTGTCAGTCTACTACCCCAACCGGCTACGCCGGCACCTATACAGGCCATGCATGGTGGCGGTATGGGTGATGGTCCTGAAACTGTCAGTCTTTTGCCACAGCCAGCAGTGGCGGCACCTATACAGGCCATGCACGGCGGTGGGCCTGAAAATGTAAGTCTCTTGGCCCAGCCGGCGACGCCAGTTCCTATTGAACCTGTTCGTGGTGGTGGACAGGTCGGTGGTGCAAATATACCAACCTTTACACTAAAAGCACTGAAACAGGTACAAATTGTAGCCGAAGAGCCTACACTCTTAACTGTAGATTTACTGAATGCATATAGGGAGAAGAGAAAGGGTATCTGGGGCACACCACCTTCAAATTATGAAGAATCTCGTGCGAGACTCTTTCATTATGAAATTAAGACAAAAGAACCGGTGAAAATTTTTTATATTTATTCTTGGGACAATTTTCTACGATTTGTAAAAACAATTGCAAATGATAAAATTAAGAAAAAGAATTTTATCTATATCTTTTTTTCTAAACTTGACAATATTACACTTTTTAGTTTAATTTTTAAAAAATATATACGGCTTGTCACTGAAACGCCCGCAGAAGTCTTTTTTCTCTACGACCGCACGGGCCCTAAAAATCAGATTGTCTGGGATTCAAAACATCGCGAAGATAGAGCTGAAAAGAAATTTCTCTTTCTTGAACCG